AAGCCACAGAATGCACCAAGAAGGCAGCGCGTGCGTCGAGAGATGCACCATTTTCACTGCTGTACTATGGTGGTTCTAGTTTGGCCAAGACCACACTCCAGGATCTCACACATTCGCACTTTGCTAAGATCCACGGCTTGCCCGAAGGAGATGAGTTTAAGTACACGCGTACGTGCCAAGATGAGTTTTACTCTGGCTTCAATACGCAGATGTGGAGTATCATCGTCGATGATATCGCGAATTTGAATCCGAACTTAGGTTTGGATCCATCTATGAGTGAGGTTTTACAGATCCGGAACAACGCACCATTTTGTCCGCCCCAAGCCGAGTTGGCTGATAAAGGCAAGACACCAATGATGTGTAAGTTGTTCCAAGCTTCGACAAACTCCAAGGACTTGAATGCGCATGCGTATTATACGAACACCTTGGCCATCATGCGTCGCTTTAACTTTATTGTTACTGTGACTTTGAAGGCTGAATTTTCGCAGCTTGTAAATGGAGTAGTGCCTGTGAAAGAGGCACGAATGCTCGATGGGTCTAAGGCTGTCATTCCTGACAACGGAGAATACCCAGATATGTGGGAGTTTTTCGTCGAGAAGGTGGTTGCGGACACGGATATGTCTAGCAAAAAGCAACGGGCTGCTTATGAGCCCGTGTTGACAACGGATTCGATTTACGAATATATGGCATTTATGTCACGTGAGTCTATGATTTTCAAGAAACAGCAAGCCCAGATTAAAGCTGGTGCTGCTATTTTCAAGGAGGTCTCACTTTGTCAAGTGTGCTATCGTCCAGAAGCAAAATGCTCTTGTGAAAAGGAGAAGTTGCAGTCTGGGGATACCACAAAGGTTGTTGCATTTGGTGCCATGGCTTCTGCCATGACATTATTTTGTGTAGGTCCCGCAGTAAAGCGAGGCGCTACCAATGTTTTGCACAACATTGAGCGGAAAGCAGTTTCTACCGCCACTGATATGGCGACCGAAGTTGCGAGAGCTGCGGCTACGAATTTAATTCGGGAAGCCAAAGCTAAAACTGCTCCGCACGTCATCGAGATGTTGCGACGTGAAGGGTTTTTGCCTCCTCTGGAGGTTGATCTTGTCGCGGAATTCGATGGTGGCCTTGACGATGAAACGTCACAGGAGTTGAGAACAAGGATGGTTTCCTTGAACTTGCCTCCTGCTCCACAGGCTAGTTGGTACGATATCATTTGTGCCAAAGTGCGTTCCATGAATCTGCCGATTTTGCAGAGATTGGATACGGAGAAAAGATGGGTTTCTGCCATGATGTGTAGGTATGGACGACGAGTGCGTCGCTTACATATGCGTGCTATGTTGGACCCACTCATGTGCCAAGTGTATGGTCGTTTTTTGATGACTGTGGCCGGTATTGCAGCCATGATGGCTGTATCTTTGATCTCTAATTGGATTTTTTCCAAGCCGAAGAATAAGAAGAAAACCGGTAAGACACAGGGAGATGAGGAGTCTGAATCCTTTGAGAAGGATGATAAGCCCAACCCTTGGTATCGTGATGAGTATAAGCCGTGTAAATTTGATTATACGCCTCTCACGAGATCATGGAAGGATATGCCTCGTGACCAGGTTGAGAAACGGGTTGCGAGAAATATCATGTACGTGCAGAGTACGTACCAGAAAGGAGGTAAGACAGCTAGTAGAACTTTCCGCATTTTATGCTTGGAAAGCCAGCTGTATGTGACAAATAGTCACAATGTTCCTGTGGAAGATGTGGCATTTGCTGTGAAGCAAAGTGATCATCAACCAGGTGTAGGGGATAGTTTTAGGACTACTATGCACCCAGGGGACTTTTACCGCGATCCGAAGCACGATTTGGTGTTCTTCAGGTTGCGGTGCGTACCTCCACGCGCCTCGATTTCGGGGTTGCTTGTTAGTGAGAGGTTTACCACTTGCTGCGAAGCAACTTTTTTGTCGAGAGACGCTCAGGGCGTTGACGAGCGATACACATTGCGTGCGCTCCAAAATTCCGTTGAGACGTCGGACGAGATTCCAGAAATTATCGCATACAGAGGTTTGTGTGAGATTATTACTGAGTCTGGGCATTGTGGATCTCCCTATTTGGGATTTCCTCCGATGGGGCCCGTGCTGCTTGGTCTCCACATTATTGGTGGGTGGACTAAGAGCGTGGCAGCTGTTGTATTGCCAAAAGAATCTTATGAGACTGCTCGTAACGTTCTTAAAGTCGAGCAGGTACAAGCTGGTGAGCCTGATCTGCGCGACGCCTCCGGTAACCCCATTGAGTTGTTGCCGTTGCACAAGAAGAGCACCTTCCGCTTCATTGAGGAAGGAACAGCTAGTGTATACGGATCACTTCCGGGTTTCCGAGCGAAGGGCAAATCCAAAGTGACCAAGACTGTCATCCATAACGCTATGTTGGATGTAGGATATGAGGTCAAAGTTGGAGCTCCAGTTCTAAACAGCTGGAAACCGTGGCGCACGGCATGCGTCGATGTGGTCCAGCAGGACCACAACATCAACTGTCCAGTACTTGATGAATGCGTAGATGCTTTCGTCAATGACATCCTGACCAACCTGCCTGAGGGCGCGTTGGATGATGTTAAGGTCATTTCAGAGCGAGCTGCTCTGAATGGTCTGACTGGTGTCAAGTATATTGATCGAATGAATTTAAAATCTTCGATGGGTTTTCCTTGGAACGCCCCAAAAAACAATTACTTGATTCACCATGGACAGGTGGAGCAATGGGAGGATCTGGTGGATTTCACACCAGAAATTCACGCCCGAGTCGATGTGATGCATGAGAAGTATCGCAGAGGCGAGAGGTGCATGGCAATTTTCCGTGCACATCAGAAGGATGAGGTGATTTCCCTTGCTAAGGTGGAAGCGCAGAAGACGCGCTTGTTTTCCGCGGGCAATTGCCCGCTGGGTTTGTTGATGCGCCAGTACTTTTTGGGATTGGTGCGTTGCATCCAAAAGAACAAGTTCGTTTTTGAGGCAGCCCCCGGCACAAACGCAACCTCTCTTGAGTGGTGTCAGTTTTATCACTGGCTCACTAAGTTTGGTACAAAACGTTTGATTGCTGG